CACTTGGTGCAGTTGGTGCAGTTGCACTATAAGTAGGTGTAACTGGTGCATAACCACTATCTACAGTGTAAATATCCAAACCGTTAATAGTATTATCAAACCAATATTGTCCACTAGCTGGTGATGCTGTAGGAGTATTAGCTTGTGCATTGAGATCAGGTGTTGTCAAAGCACCTACTGTTCCACCTGTTAAAATTTCTCTTACGACAATTGTACCACGTGTATTGGCTTGTTGGTCAAGTAATAAGTTACCAACAATAGCTGAAGTTGTGTCTAGTACAGTTGCACTTGAACCATCTTGTGGTACAAAATCACCAATTGCACCAGCACCATCTGTTTGAGTTGTGCTTATACCTTGTACTGTTTTTGCAACAAAGGCTGTGCTTGTGCTACTGTATGCAAAGAATTTAAGATCAATACCGTTTCCAGCACTTGTAGTTTTAATCCAAATATCGCCTGCGTTTGGCGAAGCAGGTGCACTGTAATGTTCGTCGTATGTTGCGGTACCTGCGGCGAGTGAATTATCGATTAGTTCCCATGCTCCGCCTGTACCATGAAAGTATTGTAAACTCATCTGTCTAGCGGCAGTGGTTGAAGTTTCATTGTCAAGATGTATTACAACAAGATATGTGTCGTTAGTTGCGGCACTTGGTGCTGATAATGAAGCTGGGTTAAATGTAGCATCACCGTCTAAGGGTGCTTGTGCGCCTGTGGTGTTGATTACTACAGTTGGGATTTTATTTTCCCATGTACTGTTTGCGGCACTCCATTCGTGAATACCATATCTACTTGCATCTGTGTCTAGCCAAAGACCATTTGCAGTTGCGTAAGCACTAGTTGGTGCAGTTGTTGTAGCTTCAAGTTGTCCTAAACTTAAATCTGCACGTACAATATATGCTTGATTTCCTTGTCCTAAGTAACTGTACGCCGCCATTAGACCATATTCGCTGGTTTCACTGCCTTGTACAATTGCTGTTCCACTTTTAGTGAATGTTGGATTACCAAAAAACTGTGTAAGTTCTCTCTGACTGGTCACTTTAACAACCTTGCCAGCATTAGCTTGTTTAGTTTGTGCGGCGATTCCATCACTTTCACTACCAGTAGGGTCTGTTTTATCCTGACGTGTTGCAACTAGTAATAGTGGTACTGTACCAGCGCCTGGGGCACCGTAAGCACTTTCATCTACTACTGAAACATTTACGCCTGGTGATGTTAAAGTTGCCATATTTTTGCTCCTCTGATAAAAAGTAATTTGCTAATACTATTTACCAAACCAGCTATATATCTAGGGGGTTATGGAGGTTAACCTAGTAGTTAATTATTTTTTCAACAGTGTGTTGAAGTTCGTTTAAACTACCATTGTTTTGTATAATTTGTTCAAAAGCACTATCCTTATCTATCCATGCCCATTCACTAGCATGTATAGATATTGGATCTATGTTGTTATCACGTTTGTCAATAAACCAACCAGGCAATTCACCTCTGCGTATTTGCCATACTTGACCTTGTACACTTTGAATCATTTTTACTTCATTTGGAAAACGAACATCAGGTATTATATAATTTGTATCTGGACTTTCTAATATTTTTTGTTTTACTAAACTTACCCATATACCATCAAAGAATCCATTACGCATACAATCTGTACCAAATAATTGTAGTACTAAACGTGGAGTTACAGACATACCTGTTTCATTTGTCCAAAATTTATCTTCTTTTTCTCGCCATATTCTACTGCGATCTGTATCGCCTTCGAGCATATTTCTATCCCAATCAAAAACACTAGCAACGCCATCTTTTAATTTATCAGCGAAACTAAGTTTTTCAAAGTTGTGATTTTCTACTAGTATATCAGCAACAGAGCCTTTGCCACTGCCAATAAGTCCACATATTCCTATAATCATATGTTAATATTAGTATAAATGAAAATTTTTGTCAACCGATAATAACACCAAGACCCTGTTGACCTTCTGCATAAAACTTTAGGTCATCTTCTAATTTATCAATTGTTGCTTGAGCATCCATACGCAGTGCGTCTGCGTTTAGACTGGTGCCTCCTTGTGGTCCTGCAATAGTGTTAAATTTGCCACGTGCCTCAGCTAGTATTAATTTACTGTGTGCAAGTGCATAATCTTTTAACCAAGGTGCACTATAAGGATCTTGTAGTAATTCTTCATCGGTACGTTGTTTAAATACATGAACAAATACAGTATCATCAGCCTTTACTTTTCTATGTAACAATAATTTTTTTGTTACTGTGTTCCAAGTAAATGTATAATTTTCACCAAACATTTTTCCAAGATGTTCACGATGTTGACTGAGTGCATCATATATTGCTAAACCTCCTGCTCTACCACTATATAGTAGGTAATTGTTAAGATAAGCAGTTTCAAATGGCTCTATATCACCACTGCTTGCACTATTGAGTGTTCCACTACTACGTCTATATACATCATAAACATCAATAACATCACTGTCTAATATATATTCACTTTGTTCTTTAATAAGTTCTAGTTTAACAAATGCTTCTTCAACACTGTTTTCACTACGTTGTCTGTATTTTTCAAAACTTTTTTTGATAGCCACGTCATAGTGTTCTGGGTCAAGTTCTACATCAACCATCTGCCCACCAAGTCGTAGTTCAATTTCTTTTACTAAATCATCTCTAAGTGCCATACAAGTATTTATACTACTTGAAGGCTTTTAATATGATAGTTTCTGAGTTGAATCTGCCGTTAAGTTTAGTCTCTGTAGTTTTTAGATATCCAAATTGTGCTTTTAATTTATGTTTGGTTATCTTTTTCCATTGTGGTAGCACTTCATCTGGTTTACGTATTGTTTTTTGTAAACTTCTGTTGGGATCAAAAAATTGCAAAGATGTTCCTTTAACTTTGAATGTTGCATGTTCTTCAGCATAATATATCCCAATCTTTCTATTTTTTGTGTTAAAGACTACCAATGCCGTACTATCAATTATGTCTGTTGGAGGTATGCTACTAAGTCCAAAATCTCCATCACTGCTTTTAAATTTTAACTTCTTTACAAGTTCTGCCGCAGATTTTTGTTTTGGTCTACGCACTGCTCGAGTTTGTTTTTTCTCTGCTTTAATTATTTCTATTCCATCAAAAACTCGCTTGTAAAAATCAAAAAGATCTTTGATTTCTTTTTTACTGTAGTGTTCATATCCTTCAGCAAGTTGTTTTTGCATTTCGTCACGTTTGTTTGGTGCAGGAAGATTTACCAGTTCTTGTAATTCTTCATAGCTACCTCTGTAAAATTGATCTACAAAACGCAGATGTCCTAAATTCATTTCATGTTTTTTAAAGTAAGACAAAGGATTCTTTTTAATTAATTGTACTGACTTGCTGTCTCTTAACCAATCATCTAACCATTCATCAAACTCTTCCATTTTATCCAACGTAGCTTCTTCTAATCTTTCTTGTATACTAGGCACATATACATTTTTCTTTTTCTTATCATCAGCTTTTTTAACTTCAGCCATGTATTTGCCTTTTTCAATAAGTTCAGCAATTTTAGGTTTAATGTAATCCGTCATTGGATGAATATCACCACTTGTGCCAGGACAGCTCTGCCAATAGTCTTGTTCTTTTGGATTGTAATCAGGACAGCCATCTAATAACATTCGGCAGTATATTCCAACTAATCCTTCGAATTTTGCCGCTTTTTTTGCATTTGATATCTCAGTTTTGGTGTAATCGTTTTCTTTCATCCATGTAAAAATATGTTCCATATTATCTGTGTGCTTGTAGTTCATATACCAGAAATCACTATTACCGCGTTTCATTCTACTAAACTTATCACCTTCTAATTTTTCCCAGCCTTCAAAACCAGGCGCTTGTAATCCTTTGACATTACGCCTTGCTACTTTCTTTTTTGCTTTACGAACGGATATTGCCATTACTCTCTCCTGAATGTTTCTACTATTGTAACATCTTTTACTTATTTGTCAACCTGTGTAAAACCAGCTAAATATACGTATGCCACGATTAAGCGTTTATAAACCGACAAAAACAAATGATTTTCATTTTATGGATCGTAATATCCGTGAACAATTCAGTGTGGGAGGTACAGGTGTACATGTACACAAATATATTGGTCCAGCACAAACTGACGATAAAAAGGATCCTAGTCAGCCTAATTATAGTGCAGGACTTGAAACTGATCCACTGAGCGGTGAGTTTATTAATGTTGAAGGACTTGTAAACGAAACTAAAGTGCAAGATTTATTATTCATGGAAAATAGAGATCGCAAATATGATAGCGACATCTATGAACTACGTGGAGTGTATAATGTGCAAGATACAGATTTTGATCTTACACAATTTGGATTATTTTTAAGCAATGATCAATTATATATGACATTTCATATAAATGAAATGGTCGAAGTCGTTGGAAGAAAATTAATGCCTGGTGATGTGCTTGAATTACCTCATCTTAGAGATCAACTATTACTTACAGCAGACAAAAAAGCTATCAACAAATATTATGTGGTAAACGATGCAAACAGAGGTGCAGAAGGATTCAGCCAAACCTGGTATCCTCACATATGGCGTGTTAAATTATCACCACTCACAGACAGTCAAGAATACTATGATATTTTAGGTGACGGAGAAGATGCAAACAGTCTTAAAAATGATGTAAGCACATATAAAACAGAGTTTAATATAAGTGATGCTATTGTTGAAGCCGCTGACCAACAAGATCCCACAGGAACAAGTTTAACAACTCATTTGTTTGGCTATGATCATCCAACTAGCGGTGGACTTGTAAATCAAGATAATTCTTACAATCATGGTGAAACAATTGCCAGTGGAGATCAATTTCCTACTGATTCTAATCAAGGAGACTACTTTATTAGAAGTGACTTCAATCCTAATAGGCTGTTTGTAAGAAGAGGAAATAGATGGCATAGATTGTATGATAATATAACAGATCAAACCTGGACAGATAAAACATACAATGCTAGTGATTATATTAATAACAACAGAACTACTGTGATTGAAGACCGAGAATTTAATGAAAAGACTCCACTGAGTGAAGTGATTAAACCAAAACCGGATAACAGCTAATGGCATATGAAACATCAAAACTAACGGCGGTTCCTTATTTTTACGATAAACAATTACGTAGATATATCCAACAATTCATAAGAATATTTGCAGGCTTCCAAGTTGCTATGAATGTAGACGCTGAAGGAAATATAGTTTATCAGACAGTTCCTGTGCGTTATGGTGATGTAAGTAGAATGGCGGCACACATAGTAAGAGAGAATTCAGAAAATATGTTGCAAACAACTCCATTTATAAGTTGTCATGTAACAGGTCTAGAACCTGCTCCTAATATGAGAACATTTCCGCAATTTGAAGAAACTGTTCCTGTATACGAAAAGAAATATAATGAAACTACAAATACATATGAAAATGAAGTTGGCAATGCATACAGTATACAAAGACATCAACCTGTGCCTTACATGTTGACTATGCAAACTGATTTATGGACTTCGAATACTGAACAAAAATTACAAATGCTAGAACAAATACTAGTATTGTTCAATCCTACACTTAACATTCATACCAGTAACAATGCAATGGATTGGAGTACGCTAAGTTATGTTGAACTTATTTCTAGTACTTGGAGTATGAGAGCAATACCAAGTGGTGTAGATGATATTATTGATATTAGCACAATGACATTTACAATGCCTGTGCTTATTAATCCTCCAGCTAAAGTAATTAAAAACAGTGTTATACATACAATCATTGATAATATTGAAGATGTTGATGCTAATGCTTTAAGTGCATTACGTTTAGGCAATGATTATACTCCACTGTTTACCAGTTTTAAAGTTGTTACATTAGATGCTCTAAAAATGAAATTTGAAGTTGACTCTAGCGGTAATGCAACTGCACAGTTACTCAGTGAAAGTGGAACTAATCTGGACAGTGAAGGAAATATTTTAAATTGGCAAACTACACTCAGAGGATTTGGTGAATTCAGAGATGATGTAAGTCAATTAAGATTAAAACAAACAACAGATCCTAGTGTGACCACAGGTGATGTGATAGGTACAATAAAAGTTAATACCGGAAATGTTAATATTTTAGATATTACTATTGATTCAGCAACAAAACCTTCTAATACTCAAGGTACAGTAGATGCAGTTATTGATCCTCAATCAAATGTTCCAGGAGATGGAACAATACCTGCTGTTGCAAATGGTCAAAGATATCTAATACTAAATGATGTTGCAGGTGGTAGTGGTTGGTTAAACAGTACTGCAAAGAAAAATGACATCATACAATACAATTCTAGTACAAATGTTTGGGATTTAAGTTTTGACAGTAGTGCAAACGATAACATTCATTATATTACAAATACACAAACACAAGACAGTTTAAAATGGACAGGCACTGAATGGATAAACAGTTTTGAAGGAACTTATAATCCAGGATTTTGGCGTGTATATCTCTAATGATTAAAGCAAGCGGTTGCTGTTTTCTTGCCTTAGACACAGGCAGAATTATGCTACAACAAAGAAGTAAAAAATCAAGCCATCCATTGACTTGGAGTTTTTGGGGTGGAAAAAGTCAAAAAAAAGAACGTCCTATTGAAACATTATTACGTGAATGCAAGGAAGAATTAGGACCATTACCTGATGTAGAAAAAGTTTATCCGCTAAATGAGTTTGTTAGTGAAGATAAAAAGTTTACATATAATACTTTTTGTGTAACAGTGTTTGAAGAATTTATTCCGCAATGTAATCACGAAAGTGCAGGTTATTGCTGGACTAACTTAAACTGTTGGCCCAAGCCATTACATCGAGGTGCAAAATTAATACTAGGCAGATCTGAAATGGTTGATAAAATAACAACCATCTATGAAAGGCAAAAAGATAAACTAGATTTACCCAATTGGTTAGATGACTTTTAAAGTGTTAATGCCGCAGTAGCTATTACTAATCCACCCCACATACCCAATATTGTAATATAATATCTAAGTTTAGTCCCAAAGTATAACATTCCGATAGTGACACATTTATGCATGGGACTAATCAGATATCCTACAAAGTCTATTGCAAAAAACCAAGGTAGGTACTGTATGCCATAGATGCTGGTCATTATTATCATCAATGCACCAAACCTACTGCTACTGCCTAGTGCAAAACTACCTGCAAAACTGATTGCAGTAAGATATAAAAAACCTGTCCAAGTGTTGATATCCATACCTGTGTCACTTAGGAAAGTTTTAATGGCATCTGTATTTTGTCTTGCTAGATTGGCGGCGAATATAATTACTGCAACCCAAATGATAATTTTCCAATCAACATAACTGAAAAGTTTTGGTATGTCAAATGTTTTTGTTACAACCATGTAATATACAGTAAGCGAACCAAAAGCCCATAAAAAGTCTATGCCATATATAATCGCGGCTACACCAAAAATATAAGGCAACAAGTATCTAGTAATCCTACTTACTTTAACTTCTTCACCGATATCCTTAAGTTCAACATCAGTTTCTTTTACACCAAAAATTAGGTATGCTAAAATAAAAATAATAGTTATAGCCAACAAGGGCCATATAATACCGATCCATTGTGCATATGTCAATCCAAATGCCGCCATTGGAAGTATTACAGTTTTTTCTAAAGGTGACCAAAAATAGTAATGATGTGTGCTTACATAATCAATCGGGCCAAACTTTTCTCTGCCACAACAACCTCGGTCTGGTGCAAGTGATTCTAGCAAACCAGCACTTACAGTTACTCTGCCTTTAATTGGTAGTAAACCCATAATAGCACTAACCAATGCTACTACTGCTCTTTTGCTTTTTATATTGTGTGCTAAAAAGTTAAAAGCATCACGGAACAATCCATGTTCTTTTACCATACCCGCAATCATCATTACAAATATTATTAAGAACAAATATACTTGTCCTTTGAGTGCTAGTTCAATATATTCTATCATTTCCAAAATTTCCTGTATAGTTCTTTCATTTTTTGTATGTTATATACAAAGTTACTCTCCCATATGTAATGACGTTTTTCTAACCAACGTGTGTCGTTTTCATTTTTCTCTCTTACAATTAGTTCGCATGTTTGTTCAGTTATAGGAATCAAATGACACAAAGGTGTGCCTGCTTTAACTTTGCTAATATCCCCAAATCGATTCCAATACAACTGCACATTTATTTCTGTACTAACACTAGGATCGAGTATGCCTATACATGCTTCAAAATCAACATTATCACTGTATGCAACTGGTAACATTAAAAACTTACAAGGAGCAATTAAATGCCAAGGCGTATTACACTTGATAATACTTTTACAACTACCTAATCTATGTGGTAAAAATTTTGAAACGGTATCGGCATGTTGAATGCTTATACCTAATTTATTAAGATGTTCAGTTGGTGCTTGTAGTTTTAATTGTTCTCTAGTTGCTTGTACTGTAAAGTCATGCCAAGCTCTTACTACATATCCTTGTTTGTATAGTTCACCAATACCGTTACATCTAAAAATATGTGATGAATGGTTGTCTGCTGACTTGTTTGATACATAATCTTCTCTAGCTGTTCTTACCCAATTAGGTATAGCTTTGCCAATAGGTTCTATTGGCCATGTATCAAACACACCTGGATATGTACAAAAAAATTCTATCTTCAACTTATATGTCTCGGTGTTTGAAATCTAATATTAAATGCCATGTTTATTCTCTGCTGATTACTTTTATTTGTAGCAGTTTCATGTGGCATCCAAGCGGGCCATACAATCAAATCACCATCTTCTGGTTCATATGCAAATTTGTTCATAAAAGGTGCATGTGGATGACAACTTTCTGTTACATTCATAGGATTGTGCCACGTAATATCGCCTGTGTCCTTACCTTGCAAATAATAAACTGCTACATAGTGATGCAGTCTATGGTCATGCATTACATTTCTACTACCTATGTCATTGATATTAGTCCAATAGTTTATTTCTGGAGGTCCGTAATTTCTAACCTTTTGGTCATAACTTGGATCCAGTTCTAAATAAAAATCAATTGCGTTGTTTACACTATCTCTTATTTCTTCCATCAACCAAACAATGTCAGGATAATTAAATTCATGTCGCCAACAACCATTGTTGCTGAAATCTAAACCCTCATTATGACATTTAGTTTTTACATCTTGTGCAATATCTATTAGCTCTTTACGCTGAGCATCTGTGCCTATATTATTTTTTATAAAGACGTCAGCTTGTAATAGTTTCAGTACTTTCATTTTTAGTTACCACTAGTAAGTATAATCCATTCCACCACTTGGTAGAATCTTCTACTGAATTAAGGATCATTCTACTAAATTTAACATCGAATTCAGTGTTTGTCAAGCCTTGAAGAGCACCACTGACTACACCTTCCCAATTAGCATCATCAAATACTAATATGCTTGTATCAGCAAAATAATTCTTATAGTGTTTTACTGCGTTAATAACACTTTGTTCATCATGAGGTCCATCGTAAAAAAACAAGTCATATTTGTCTTTTAATTGCACTGCAAACAAATCGTCATCATGTACAGTTATATTGTTGTAGTCTTTAACATTACTTAAAAATATATCTTTATTATTTTCTGGTAATTCAAATGCACCAGATTCTGGCTGTACGCTGTCTTGCCAATTATCTACACAAGTAGTTGGTATACCCGCATCTAATACACTTACTGCACTACTACCCATTGCAGTTCCTATTTCTAAATAGTTTGTACTAATACCAGCAAGACTGTTAAGTAATTTTTTGACTCTTGGACTTGTCAATCCTTGTATACTATTATCATAGTCACTGTTTACATGGTCTACTAGTATATCAGCAACTTTACTTACTATAGGATTTATTGTTAAATTACTTTTGCTTTGATAGACTTTATCACAAAAGTTACAATCCCAACAATCAAATTTGCAAGTTTTTATAATTTTTCGCCATGCATCAATTGGTCTATTTTCTAATGTATTGTCTTCTAGATACTGATTAAAAGTATCAAATAGTATTTCTTTTCCTTGGGCAAAGTTTTCTACAATACGTAATGTTTCATAAAATCTTTGTACACTTTCTCTACCATGCATTTTAAATACATCTACTACATCAAGTAGGTCAATCCAATCTTCTCTCCAAGGTGGAATGTTTGCTTGCTTTAGAGGCGTAGCAGGATCTTGAACGTCCCACTTTGCACAACTTACTCTACTAATAGGATCATTGAAATATTGTGGATTGTCTTTTCTATTGTTGTTATATTCAAAATGTTCTTTCATCATACTACAACCACCATGACAACCTTCGTTTGCTAGTAGAGCAATTTTTAAATTATACTTGTTGGCGGCTTTGCGTATGCGTTCTAATGTTTCTCTATCACGCATTAAATCTCTGTGTATGTTTACATAATGAAATCCTTCTTTACCTAAATTTGCAACATCTTTAGCTGTTTCTGGTTGTCGTAAAATTGTATTTTTAATTAACAGTTCAGGAAATGCTTTTTGTATTTGTCCTGTTGCAACCCAATGTGTATGTGGGATAGTTACACTTCTTATTCCTGCATCATACAGTACTTTAAAATTTGTAATGAATATGTCTAAGTTTTGTTGTGTTACAGGAACCAATGTATTGTTGAAAGTAGCACTCATTTTAATACCAGTAGCATCTTGTAATTTTAATGCTACATCTATTAAGTCCATTGGATTTTGAAATACATCTCCCATTGCATCCTGTTCAAAAGGAGGCATTCTACAGGTAAAGTAGATGTCATATATTTGTTGTTTGTGTTTGATACAAAACTCGTAAAAATGATTCAACTGAATATTATTGAGTTTTGGATTTAATGGTATTGAAAACATTAAAGATTGTAAGTTGGGTCAGGTGATTCACCTAATTCTTCAAGCATCGGAAATGGTGCATTTATTCCAAAACGTTTATGATAAACTAGATACATATCTTGTATTGTAGTTGCTTCTTTTATTTCTTTTTCTACAGTTTGTTTTTTTCCTAATAAATCTGCAACCTGGGTATTATGTGCATCTATTGCATTTATTACTTTGTCAGCCATTTCACTTAGTGTAATACCTCTTGCTACGGCTAGTGTGTTAAGCAACGGACAACTTGCAGAACCATTGGCTTTGAATGCTTGTGCTTCGGCTTTTTGTTGAGCCCAACTATCTCCTTCTAGTTTGTTAGGTGGTAAATTTAATTTGTCAAATCTGCTGTCATATACTTTATCAAGTTTTTTACGCAGAACAACTTTCATAAATTTTACTGCATTTACTTTGTCTTCATCTGTAAGTTCATATTTTACTTTTGTATAATCATCTTCAGTGCTTGCAACAACTTGAAGTATTTCATTTTGTTGAGTTGCTTTTCTAACACTTACTTTTCCATTCCATCCGTCTGCTAACATGTATGCTTTTGCTACACTTTCTTCAATTACTGTTGCTCCTATATGATGCCAGTTTATAATATCAGTATGTGTATCTGGTATATATCCTATACCAAACTCTTGATATCTGCCTATTATTTGTATAGGGCCGAGAGTTCTTTGATCTTTCATTTCAAATATTATATACATTTTAGTCCTTTGTTAAACCTAATTGTTTAATCATTTCGTGTTGATCTATACCATTTTCCAGTCTTTTAACACTTTCATCTCTGATATGATTCATTCTACTTTCGTTGGTAATTGCAATATCTGCGGCGTGTTGAAGTGCATTGCGTTGATCTTCTTTGTTTAACATAACAATACTATCCATGTTACCTACACCTACTCTACCATAAGCAATCATATCCATTGCGGCTTGTTTGCCTAATCTTTGTACCCAATATTCACGTTCTAATTCTTCACTGATTTCAGGATCATATACAGCTTCTATTAGTCTCATTCCATTTGGTAGTTTTCCGTATTCACTTTGATCTATAGCTTCAATCAATTGTGCATACATCAAACGTTCTTCTCTGGCATTAGTTAATTGACGCTTCATATTTTTTCTATTGCGTACTTTGTGTTTGTGTTCTATCTTGATGCGTCTAAGATCAAATGGATCTTGTTCAGTTTTCATTCTTGCTTCTAGTTCATCAATTTCAACATCGTTCATTTCAATGTCGTACTCTTGTTTGATAATAAGTTCTTCTCTACTGTTAAGTTCTAAAAAGTATTGTTTCACAGCACCATATGGTGAAATATTAGCATGTCCAACAAAATGTTTTGCCTTGAATGCTGGCATACGCCAACTTTTGTTCATACCAATTGCTACAAGTTTTCTCTGATTTTCTGACAGTTCATCATGTACACTGTCCAGATTTTCATGTGTAATCATTGTTACCGCTTTAGTTTCTTTAAAATCCATTAGTTTCCTCTCCAATGCATATGTCCGCTACTACTCCCAGGCACCGCTGTTCTTATACTACCTGCTCCTAATTCATAGCCACTATTTGTGGCATAGTAAAATTTGTGTCCTCTGTTGTTTTGTGCACCGTCATATTGTCCAGCCGCATATTGCCAGTCCTGACCCATGTCAAAGTTTTCTTCACCGCTGTTGGGCATTGGCTTTGTGACGTTGCCAGTCACTGTATCTGTTGTGTAACTATATATCCTAAAATTATAACCGTTGTTATAGCTTCCCTCATTGCCACCATAACCTTTATCATGTTTACTGCTAAATCCTTTTTGCTGACTGTTTATTCCTGGCTGTCCTGTTGGTACACTAAATGAACCGGCAGTACTACTTGTGCTAGTTGGAAATGAAAGTTTTTGTCTATTGTTAGTTGCATACCACCAAACACCAGCATTTTCACTGCTATGACTTGCACCACCTTCTTGCATACTATCCCCACCACTTGCTGAATTCAATCCTTGGTCCGCTGTATACATACTGTCAGTTGATAAATTTATTACATCTAATGCAGTTGTACCAGTATTGCCTGCAATAATCCAAGCCATGTAATGTTCTCTAAATATGGTGCAACTATCATTTCTACTGTGTCGCATAGCAGGACCAGCTGACCCTGTCAACTGCCATAAATTATATTTTACTGTAGATGTAGTATCACCAGGCCAAGATCCATCTACCCCAAACACATATCCTTGTGTCAAACTGCATGCTCCACTTACATAAGCACCTGCGGCTGTAAGTACATTTCCTCTGTTTACCATAATATCTGTTGCATGACTCATTTCTTCAACGTTTTGCCATGGCACACTATTTTTATATCCACCAGCAACAAAACCTGTTGTAATGACATGTCTCAGCAAAAAGTCTGTGTCTCTGTTTACAACATTCCAACGATTGGCGTCCCACAGTTTCATTTCTTTTGTAGTGGTATCCCAATAAACTTGACCTGCTACCGGACTACTTGGAGCACTGCTAAGTTGCTGTATTTTAATTCCTGCGCCACCTATTTCAGTTGCCATTTAATTTCTCCTTAAGTTCATCAATTTGTTTTTGTTGTTGTTTTATTGCTTCTGACAACAGTGCTACCATACTTGCATAGTTTATGCTTTTATATTTTTCTTCACTCGCATCTGTATGAACTACACTTGGTAATATTTCTTCTACTTCTTGTGCAATAAATCCAATTTGATCGTCTACTTGTTCTTTGGTATACAACTTGCCTTGTAAACTGCATACAACATCCAGTGCATTTTCTATAGGTCTAATGTTGCTTTTTAGTCTTATATCTGAATTTGCAGTAACAACACCTGTTACAGTTAAGTTACCACTGCTATTTAACAACATGTGACTGTCAGTTGCTCCACTGATTGCTCCAGCTTTCCAACGTATGTTTTGATTGGTATATCCAGTACCTTCTAATGAAAATCCTAATCCATTGACGTCCTGAAACATTTTTGCTAAAGGACCAGCTTGTTTACTAAGCACAAGCATTGCACCATTGGTACTATCCACATGCAGTGATTTATATCCAATACTAGTTTGATCATTTGGAGATGTAAACCCAACTCCAACATTACCTGAACCATCTATACATATGCCTACGCTACCTCCGCCCCAAATTTGTGTAGTACCGTTTTGATACATAGCCATATGATAATGACCTGCTGTACCTAATCTATATGTTTCATCACTTTCTAATAGTAGTGCAGATCCCATTACTGTACCTGTTCCAGGTTTATCAATAAACAATCCTGATCTATATGAATCTGACCGCATTCTTAAATTAGCATCACTGCCTCCATACGTATGTAAGTGGGCCGCTGGACTAGTTGTACCAATTCCAACTTTGCCATTGCTATCTATATTGACTTTATGATTACCACTGCAATAAAAATTATGTTCAACTGCATCTAAACGGAATTTTTTATAAGCACTTGTACCTCTATTATAATTTGTAATTCTGTTTTCGCCTGTTGCTATTTCTGGTTGAATTTCAATTCCTGTTCCTGAGGTAGCATCAACGATTGACAAATCTGCAATAGGATTAACTGTACCAATTCCGACGTTACCTCCACTTTCTATAACAAATTCATCATTACCAGCACCATTATAGTTAAATCTTAATGTATTGTCTGTATAGGTATACATCATCCAACCATTGGTGCTATTTGTAGCTTGAGTTTCAATAATACCTTTTACTTGTAGTGACTGGTCTGGTGCAGTTGTGCCAATACCAACATTACCATCTCCTGTTATTGTCATTCTGGTTGTAGATGATCCACTGCTATTCCTTACTTGAAAACCCATTTTGTGTTCGTTGTTCGAACCTACTAGCTGTGCATATATACCAGCTCCTGGATTACTATTTGAACCCAATGCTATTTGAGATCCTGTGTTTAAGTTTGTGTTAGTATTAAGAAAATGATGATAAACACCTATGTCAGCTTCTACATTAGTGTTTGAGCTGTTACTATGGACAGCTAACATAGCCTGAGGATCACTTGTACCAATACCAACACGACCTTTATTGGTGTTGCCTCTGATACGCATAAGCTCATCCCAGCCATTATTCCCTGATCTATAACTCCAGAAAATATGGTCTGCATTGTTTGTTGAAGTGCCTTGTCCTGCTTCATCTACAGTATAATGAATGCCTCCGTCCCAACTGCTATGTCCACCGTCTGCTCCCCATAGTGCTATATTCACTCCTGATGTGTAATTGTTTGCATTATTGGATATTACTAGATTTCTTTGATCACTGTTTGTTTGAATATTTAGAAAGTCACCTTGTGAATACGTACTTGCTGTTGACGTATTATTAAGTTGAATAGATTTGTATGCAACAATGTTTCTCAAATGTAAATCTGCATAATCAAAACCTGTAGCATTTGTGTTTACTGTGGTAGCAGGAACAGTTTGTGTATCTCTAAACAATCTATATGCATTGTCCGAACTAGCATCGCTGAACAGTCCTGAATATTTTGTAGTAGCACTTTCTACATATTTGCCGTAAAATCCAAAGTCTGTTGCATTACCAGTATTGCCATTTGTAAGTCCAGTAAAGTTACTGTCTGAAATAATTGCACCTGTCTGTGTTGTAGTTCCTGTAACTATCAAGTTTCCACTAACAGTCAAATCGTTGCTTACAGTAACGTCATTTGGTAATCCTATTGTAAGTGTATCTGTTGCACTTACTGCAACTTCTACTTCATTTCCTGTACCAGCTACAGTAAGAGTATCACCTCCACTGATTGTTTGTGTAGTAGATCCATCACTTAATGTAAATGATGTATTAATACTAGCTGTGCTTGCTGACGTAATACGACCTTGTGCGTCAATTGTGACTACTGGAATAGCTGTGCTGGATCCATAATTACCTGCACTAACAGCGGTATTGTCCAAATTAAGTGTACCAGAAGTATTTGTTATGCCAGTTCCGCCAGTGATTGCGGCTTGGGCTCTTGCGTCAGTGTAGTATAAATTTGTACCTTCACTAAGATCACTGGTAGTAGCCGCGGCTATACGTGCATCTGCTCTAGCGTCAGTAAAGTAAAGATTACTGCCCTCTGTCAAGTTGGCTGTAGTCTTTGTTGCTAGTCTAGTATCAAACCGTGCATCAGTGTAATATAAATTACTTGAACCTTCAGATACACCATCAGTATCTCCTGTGAATACACTTGCTGTACCAATGTTTATGTATGTGCTTCCGTCATTTGTAAATTGCCACTTGTCTGAAGTTTCATTCCATCTTAGACTAACATTGGTTGATGATCCACGCTCTACTTCTATGCCAGCATTTTGACTAGGTGAACCTGTCTCATCACTGTTTAATATAATTATGTTGTCGCCTATGTTAACTTCATTACTGTTGACGGTAGTTGTTGTTCCGTTTACTGTTAGGTTTCCTGCAATTACAACTGTGCCTGTGTTATCGCCTACCACTGCTGGATCAATAGTAAGTGTTGCTGGACCTTTAATACTTCCTGTTGTGGTAATATCTCCATAAGTTCTGTTACCACTAATATAAGTGCCTACTCTAGTATCTGTGTAGTACAAGTTTGTAGCTTCAGGTAGTGTTGCTGTAGTTCTATGTCTTGATATTTCCCATGCTGTACCGTCCCAAACATAAAAAGCATTTATGTCAGTAGCAAAAGCCATATCGCCTGATTCATTTCCTACCAATGGTAGATATGTACTGTCGCTATAGATATTAACTCTGGGCACAATAGCTTGTCCACTGCTATCAACTAGCGTTGCTGTACCTGCAACTTCTCTAATTTTATTTTCAAAGCTGGGTGTGTTTTCTACATATGTTGCCAAGTCTTGTGGCACAAATTTTGTTGTTGACGCATCATAAACCAAACACATCTGATTCACAAGACTAGGAATAGGTCTTAGCTCTACTGGTGTTTTGTGTCCTTCTTGTGTATGTTGTGCGTAAATTACATAGTTTCCATTGTTGTTTGTTTCAACAGCTAACGACTTAATTGTTATAGCACCAATCATTGTAGAATGGTATCCACATTGATAATAAAGTGTATCTGGTGCATTTGCTGGAACTACAAAAGTAAGTGTGCCATTATCAGTCCTACTATTGGTTACGCCACTAGTATATTCACCATAGTAACCGCCTGAACTGAAATTTGTACCATTGTCTGTTGTAAGATAAAATGGATGCCCAACAGCATTAACATTAAAAGTATATGTTGATCCTCTATACAATGGACCGATGT